CCAGCACCTTCCATTGAAGAAGTCATCTGCGACAAAGCCGAGCTCGATCAGCTCTATGAGCGTCTTAACCAGCTGATGCCGGAGGCCGTTGAGATCGGCAGGCTCCGGCAAAAGGGACTGACCGACGAGGCCATTGCCAAGATCGTCGGCATCAAGCGCACTACCTTCCGATCCCGGTTGGAGAAGGCTAAGGCCCAGCTCGCTGCTGAGTATCCGGACCGCTTCTAACCTTTTTTAATAGATACCCCTGCTCCGGCTGCCGCAATGGTGGCCGGAGTTTTTCTAAAAAAGTTCATCCTTCCTTCGTCAATCCGCCTGCCTCACCTCCAGTGGGAAGTGTAAGGAGCACAAAACGACAAGCTCCGGACGGGAGGTAAACGGTATGCAAAGCATCCACAACAAGAGCCCTGCGGATGAGGAAGTCATCGACGTGCTGATCGCCATCAGTCATGTATCCGCAAGGCTGGCAAGGAAACTCGCGATCCTTGCCGCGCAACGACAATCCGAGGAAGGAGGAAAACGACATGAGCAAAATGAACGACATGGCACAGGCCATCGAAGAACTCCGCAACGCTGCTGCCGCTATTAACGACATCGCCAACTGGCTGACCGAGGCCTTCAGCAGTGATCCGGAGACTGAGGCGGCACCCGCGCCTGCACCCGCTGCCAAGGAACCGGAACCGGTTCTCGCCTTTGAGGACGTCCGCGCCATTCTGGCTGACAAGTCCCGCGAGGGCTTCACCGCCCAGATTCGGGAGCTGCTTCAGAAGTATGGTGCCAGCAAGCTCTCCGAGGTGGACGCCAAGCACTACAAGGCGCTGATCGCGGATGTGGAGGGCCTGAGCAATGGGTAATCATGCACTCCTCTCTGCATCCTCAAGCCACCGGTGGCTGAACTGCCCACCCTCCGCACGTCTCTGCGAGGGCTACGACGACAAGGGTAGCAACTTCGCCGCTGAGGGCAGTGACGCCCACAGTCTCTGTGAGTACAAGCTCCGGAAGGCGCTGGGCATGGAGGCTAAGGACCCGACTGAGGACCTCACTTGGTATGACGCCGAGATGGAGGAGTCCGCTTCCGGGTATGCCGCCTTCGTGATGGAACTGGTAGCCGAGGCCAAGAAGACCTGCAGCGATCCGGTGGTCCTGATCGAGCAGCGCCTTGACTACTCCAAGTACGTGCAGTCTGGCTTTGGGACCGGCGACTGCGTCCTGATCGCTGACGGCACCCTGCACATCGTGGATTTCAAATATGGTCGCGGTGTGCTGGTGGAGGCCGAGGACAACCCGCAGATGAAGCTCTACGCGCTCGGCGCTCTGGAGATCTTCGACTGCCTGTACGACATCGACACCGTCAGCATGACGATCTACCAGCCGCGCCGCGCCAACGTCAGCACCTTTACCCTTACCCGGCAGGAGTTGCTGGATTGGGCAGAGACGGTGCTGGTCCCGACCGCAGAGCTCGCCTACGCCGGTGACGGTGAATACCACTGTGGCGAATGGTGCCAGTTCTGCAAGGCCAAGGCCGACTGCCGGGAACGCGCTAGAGCCAACATGGAGCTCGCCAGATATGAATTCCGGCAGCCGCCTCTCCTGACCGACGAAGAGGTCGAGGAGATTCTGGGCAAGCTGGACAACCTGATGGATTGGGCTTCCGACATTAAGGACTACGCGCTGCAGGCAGCTATCAGCGGCAAGCACTGGTCCGGCTACAAGCTGGTCGAAGGCCGCGCCAACCGCAGGTACACCGATGAGAACGCCGTGGTCGCCGCTGTGAAGGCAGCCGGGTATGACCCATATGACGAACCCAAGCTCCTCGGAGTCACAGCTATGACCACCCTTCTTGGAAGAAAACAGTTCAACGATATCCTTGGCGGCCTGATCACCAAGCCGCAGGGCAAACCGACGCTCGTGCCGGAGAGCGATAAACGTCCGGCAATGACAACCATTCTTGATGATTTTAAGGAGGACAACTGATATGTCAAACAATGCTAAGCTCGCAAATCCCATGAAAGTTATCACCGGCAAGGACACCCGCTGGTCCTACGCCAACGTCTGGGAGGCCAAGTCCATCAACGGCGGCACCCCGAAGTTCTCTGTCTCCCTGATCGTCCCCAAGTCCGATAAGGTCACGGTCGAGAAGATCAAGGCCGCCATTCAGGCCGCCTACGAGGAGGGTCAGGCCAAGCTCAAGGGTAACGGTCGCTCCGTCCCGCCTCTGACCGCGATTAAGACGCCGCTCCGAGATGGCGACACCGAGCGTCCGGATGATCCGGCCTACGCCAACGCCTACTTCATCAATGCCAACTCCGCCACCGCGCCGGGTATCGTGGATGCCGACTGCAACCCGATCCTGTCCCGCTCCGAGGTCTACTCCGGTGTCTATGGCCGCGCCTCGATCTCGTTCTACGCCTTCAACTCGAACGGCAACAAGGGCATCGCCTGCGGCCTGAACAACCTGCAGAAGATTCGTGACGGCGAGCCTCTCGGCGGTAAAGCCAGCGCTGCTTCCGACTTCGCCACCGACGACGCGGACGACTTCTTGGACTGAGGAGGTACGCGCCATGAACGCTACAACGATTCTTTGCATCCTGCTTCTGTCCCTTTATCTGGTGTTGGCTGTTTTCTGGATTGTCAGGTCCATCATCGACACCATCGACGACCGCAAGCGTGAAAAGCGCAACGTTGCTCTTGAGGCTGAACGTGAAGAGCGTAATGCCAAGTGGGAGGCCGAGCGTCAGCAGCTTGAGCGTGAACGCGCCATTCGTGATGCCGAATATCACGAAGCCCGAATGAAGGAGCTCGGCAGACAGTAATCACAAGCCAACGGGTGGTGGGAGCAATCCTGCCACCCTGTTGGTCTTTGGAAAGGACCAGCGATTATGAAAACACTCAGTATTGATATCGAAACCTACAGCAGCAACGACCTGAGCAAATGCGGAGTCTACAAGTATACCGAGGCTCCGGACTTTGACATTTTGCTGTTTGGCTATTCCGTGGACGGCGGACCGGTGCAGGTCGTGGACCTTGCCTCCGGCGAAAAGCTGCCTGCAGAGATCATCGCTGCGCTGACGGATGACGCCGTGATCAAGTGGGCCTTCAACGCTCAGTTTGAGCGCATCTGCCTGTCACGCTGGCTCCGGGACCACGGCGGCTTTGACAATACCAGCTACAGCATTCCGCAGGATACGGTCGGCAAATATCTGGACCCTGCAGCTTGGCACTGCACCATGATCTGGTCCGCCACAATGGGTCTGCCGCTCTCCTTAGAAGGCGTCGGTGCCGTGCTGGGGCTGGACAAGCAGAAGCTCTCCGAAGGAAAGGACCTCATCAAATATTTCTGCCAGCCCTGTGCGCCGACGAAAACCAACGGTGGCCGGACCCGGAACCTGCCGATGCACGCGCCGGACAAGTGGGCCGCCTTCAAACGCTATAACTGCCGGGATGTGGAGGTCGAACAGTCCATCCAAAACCGGCTGGCCAAGTTCCCGGTCCCGGAAGAAATATGGAGTCAGTATCGCCTTGATCAGGAGGTAAACGACAGAGGCGTGGCGCTGGATATGGATCTGGTGCAACAGGCCATTGACATGGACACCTGCTCCCGGAAAGAGCTCACCGATGCCATGAAGGACCTGACCTCTCTGGAGAACCCCAACAGCGTGATCCAGATGAAGCAGTGGCTGGCGGACCACGGTCTGGAGATGGATTCCCTCGGCAAAAAGGAAGTGGCCGAGGTCCTGAAGACCGCGCCGCCTAAGCTGCAGAAGGTGCTCCTGCTCCGCCAGCAGCTTGCCAAGTCCTCCGTCCGGAAGTATCAGGCTATGCAGAAGGCCGTCTGCGCTGATGGCCGTGCCCGTGGGATGTTTCAGTTTTTCGGAGCCAACCGGACCGGTCGCTGGGCAGGCCGCATCATTCAGATGCAAAACCTGCCGCAAAACCATCTCCCGGATCTGGGACAGGCCCGTGGTCTGGTCCGCGCTGGTGACTTCGACGCGGTGGAGATGCTCTACGAGGATGTGCCGGACACGCTCTCCCAGCTGATCCGGACGGCCTTCGTGCCGAAGGAAGGCTGCAAGTTCATCGTGGCGGACTTCTCGGCCATCGAGGCCAGAGTGCTGGCGTGGTTTGCCGGAGAGGTCTGGCGTCAGGAGGTCTTCGCAAACGGCGGTGACATCTACTGCGCCTCAGCCAGTCAGATGTTCAAGGTCCCGGTTGAGAAGCATGGCGTCAACGGCCACCTGCGACAAAAAGGCAAAATCGCAGAATTGGCGCTTGGCTACGGCGGCTCGGTCGGTGCTCTCAAGGCAATGGGAGCTATCGAGATGGGCTTGTCCGAAGACGAGCTCCAGCCGCTGGTCAGCATGTGGCGCTCCTCCAACCCGAATATCACGAAGTTCTGGTGGGACGTGGACCGCGCCGCTATGAACGCCGTCCAGAAGCATATCGACGGCGATGTGGGCAGTATCCACTTCAGCTATAAAAGCGGGATGCTGTTCATCACCCTGCCCTCCGGAAGGAAGCTGGCCTATGTGAAACCGAAGATTGGCACTAACCAATTCGGCAGTGACTGTATCACCTACGAGGGCACCGGCAGCACAAAGAAGTGGGAGCGGTTGGAAAGCTACGGTCCGAAGTTCGTCGAGAACATCGTGCAGGCCACCTCCCGCGACATTTTGTGCTACGCCATGCAGACCCTGTCGCACTGCTTTATTACCATGCATATCCATGACGAGCTGGTGATCGAGGCTGACCCGCGCATGAGCTTGCAGGCAGTCTGTGACCAGATGGGCCGGACGCCGCCTTGGGCTGAAGGGCTCCAGCTCCGCGCCGATGGCTATGAGACTACTTTTTACAGAAAAGATTGAACCGTCTTCGTCAAAAGCAGGCGTTCACCTCCAGTGGAAATTAGAGGTGGACGCCTTTCCCATATGTCCGCCCAGAAAGGAGGCTCTTTTCATGAGTGTGGATATCCGCAACAGCGAAGGATACGTCGATCCCACCGCTCACGAGGCCCTGTCTGCTATCGAACGTGATGAACGGCAGGCACTTCGCGCTTTCAGGCCCATCGTCTACATCTGCTCTCCCTATGCCGGAGATGTGGAACGAAACGTGGCCGCTGCCCGAAGGTACTCGCGTTTTGCTGTGGAGACCGGCTATATCCCAATCGCGCCGCACCTGCTGTTTCCACAGTTCCTGAATGACGGCGATCCGGCTGAGCGCGAGCTGGGGCTCTTCTTCGGAAATGCCCTGATGAGCAAGTGCTCAGAGGTCTGGGTCTTTGGCAGCCGCATCTCAGACGGCATGGCAGCAGAAATCAAACGCGCTCTCTGGAAGAACTACCGGCTGCGCTATTTCACTGACGATTTCAAGGAGGTACACGATGTACGAAGTTAGAGAACACACCCGCAAGATTGACGGCATGGAGATTCCCACCTTTACGCGGGAGATTATCAGCGCCAACGTGCTCAGCGTCGAGGCCGGGACCAACGGCTTTCAGGGTGGCGACTCCGGTCATGGCAGCCGCACCTATTTCCGCATCACCGACTGCGGCAGCACGGACATTCATGTCAATACCCACGGTTTTGACGGCGACGAGGGCTTTGAGGTCTTCCTCGGCGGTGACTGTGAGCTGGAAACCATCATCCGCGCACTGAAGTTCATCACGAAGGTGCTGGAGGATCAGGCGAAGGAGGTATACGACTGATGTTCACGATTTACCATGCGGACTGCATTGGACAGGCGGGAAACTGCCTGTATCCGCATGCGGTCGATATTACCGACAAGCCATCCCTCGCGCAGGCCGTCAGCAAAGATTATGTCTGCGCCGAGTATAAGGGCAGCTACCGGAACAACGACAACTTCATCGGCAGCAACTGTCTGCCGGTGGACTGTGACAACGACCACAGTGAGGACCCGGAGGATTGGAAGTACCCGTCCGACATCGCTGACGCCTTTCCCGGAGTCGCCTTTGCGGTCCACTACAGCCGCAACCACATGAAGGTGAAAAACGGCAAACCGGCGAGACCGAAGTTCCATGTGTTCTTCGCCATCGACCCGGTGACCGATGCCGAGCAGTATGCCAGCCTGAAAAAGCTGGTCAACACCATCTTCCCGTACTTCGACACCAAGGCGCTGGATGCCGCCAGATTCTTCTTCGGCACCAAGAACCCGCAGGTGGAGATTTTCGACGGTCCCATGACCCTGACCACCTTCCTCGCGGACGATGACTTTGATGCCGACATGGACGGTGGCCGGTATGGCGATCTTGTCATTGAGGAAGGAAGCCGGAACGCCACCATGTCTCACTTCGCCGGGAAGATTCTGAAGCGCTACGGCAACACCGAGGAAGCCAGACAGCATTTCTCCGAGCTGGCCGACAAGTGCGTGCCACCGCTGGAGCAGACGGAGCTCGACGCCATCTGGCGCAGCGCCCTCCGCTTTTATAGCAAGGTAGCCGATCAGGAGGATTACATCCCGCCCGAGAAATACAATCTGGACCTGCAGCTGAAGCCCAGCGATTACTCCGACGTCGGGCAGGCCGTGGTCCTGTCGCGGGAGTACGAAGAGAAGCTCCGCTACAGCCCGTCCACGGACTACATCGTCTACAATGGCTGCTTCTGGGAAGAGTCCAAGCCCAAGTCGCAGGCCGTGGCGCAGGAGCTCACGGACCGGCAGCTTGAGGAGGCAGAGACCGAGATCAAGAAAGCCACCGATGAGATGGTCGCCAACGGCGCATGGGAGCTTCTGGCCTCGATGGGACCCAAGCGTGCTGCCGCTGCCTTCAACTCCCAGCAGGCGCGGTCCTTCCAGAAATACGAGATCGCAACCACCTACCGGAACTATGCCATCAAGCGTCGGGACTCAAAGTATATCACCTCCGCGCTGAAGGAGTCGCGTCCCAAGCTGGAGATCGACCAGAAACAGCTCGACGCGGATGAATTCCTTCTGAACACGCCGTCCGGCACCTACGACCTGCGCGTGGGCATCACCGATGCGCATGAGCACTGTGCCTCTGACTTCATCACGAAGATGACCTCCGTGGACCCGTCCGATACCGGCAAGGATATCTGGGACGCCGCGCTGGACACCTTCTTCCTCGGTGACACTGAGCTCATGGGCTATGTGCAGGAGATCGTGGGCCTCGCCGCCATCGGCAAGGTTTATATCGAAGCGCTGATCATCGCCTACGGTGAAGGCCGAAACGGCAAGTCCACCTTCTGGAATACCATCTCCCGCGTGCTGGGCACCTACAGCGGCAACATGTCCGCCGATACCCTGACGGTCGGCTGCAAGCGGAACGTCAAGCCGGAGCTCGCTGAGGCCAAGGGCAAACGGCTCATCATCGCCGCCGAGATGGAGGAAGGCATGCGGCTGAACACCTCCACGGTCAAGCAGCTCTGCTCCACCGACGAGATCTACGCCGAGAAAAAGTACAAGGACCCGTTTTCCTATGTGCCCAGCCACACCCTTGTGCTCTATACCAACCATCTGCCGAAGGTCGGTGCGATTGATGCCGGGACATGGCGTCGTCTGATCGTCATTCCCTTCAACGCAAAGATCGAAGGCAACTCGGACATCAAGAACTACGCTGACTACCTGTACGACAAGGCCGGTGGCGCGATCCTGACGTGGATCGTCGAGGGAGCCAAGCGCGTCATCGCCAAGGACTATCATATCACGCAGCCGCAGGTGGTACAGGATGCCATTACCCGGTACCGGGAGAATAATGACTGGCTCGCTCATTTCCTGAACGACTGCTGCGAGGTGGACAAGGCTTACAAGGAGAAATCCGGTGAGCTCTACAACGCATACCGCAGCTATTGCACGCAGGTGGGTGAGTATACCCGCAGCACGACAGATTTTTATGTGGCACTGGAAAGCGCCGGTTTCGACCGCCATAAAACCAATGCCGGAGCTTTTGTTTTCGGCCTGCAGCTGCAGTCTGATTTCATGAAATAAGCCAAAAGTGACGGTCGGTGATGGTCTTTTCTATAAGTCCTCTTAGGGCCTAAAAAAATGACCTATAAGAAGAGTCTTGGAAATAAGCATCACCGACCGTCACCACCCTCATTTCTGATGGAGATAACCCTTATGAGAGAAAAAACAATAGAGCACCAGCTCGTCATGGCGGCTAAGGCCATCGGAGGAATCGCACCGAAACTCGTAAGTCCCGGCTTTGATGGTATGCCGGACCGGCTGGTCCTGCTGCCGGGTGGCCAGATCGGCTTCGTGGAGGTCAAGGTACCCGGCGCTAAGCCCCGGCCCCTGCAGGAGCGGCGGCATGAACAACTGCGGGAACTCGGCTTTCAGGTTTCCGTCTTGGACGACCCGGAGCAGATCCCCGGCATCATTGAGGAGATATTGAATGTATGAGGACAACTACGAGAAGCTGGCAAACGCCATCATCATGCAAGCGGTGAAGGACTTCCGGCCCGCATACCGTCGGCTCCGTCGGCACCCCAACGATAAGCTGGCGGAGGCTACGGTCAGGGAGATCACACAGTTTTTCTGTTCGGATTACTTCTGCGCCTTGACCGATCTGGATGGCCCGGCGCTGCTGCAGCGGATCATGAAAGACATTGACAACAGGAGCATCAAATGAAAAGAACCGACTTACACGAATACCAGAACTACTGCGTGGAGTTTCTGAAAACGCACCGGGAAGCCATGCTAATTTTGGAAATGGGTCTCGGCAAGAGCGCGGTCACGCTCACCGCCATTCTGGACCTGATGTTCGACAGCTTCGACGTCGGGAAGGTGCTGGTGATCGCACCTCTCCGTGTGGCGAAGACAGTCTGGCCGGAGGAGCGCGATACCTGGGAGCATGCAAACTTCCTGCGTATGAGCGTGATGGTAGGCAGTGCCAAGCAGCGCGAAGCCGCTCTGCGTACCCCGGCTGATGTTTACGTCATCAACCGCGAAAACGTGAAATGGCTGATCGACCTGCTGGAGAAGCGGCACACGCCGTGGCCCTTCGATATGGTTGTGATTGACGAGCTCTCTTCTTTCAAAAACCATCAGAGCCAGCGGTGGAAGGCGCTGCGGAAGGTCCGGCCTCAGATCCGGCGCATGGTCGGCCTCACCGGCACCCCGGCCAGTAACGGCTTGATGGATTTGTGGGCAGAGACCTTTCTGATCGACAAAGGCGTCAGGCTCGGCAGGTTTATCGGCCGGTACCGGGAGGCGTATTTCCGGGCAGCGGGCATGAACCCCTATACCGGCATCGTTTACAACTACATCCCACTCCCCGGCGCGGAGGAAGCGATCTACAGCAAGATCTCCGACATCTCCGTCTCCATGAAGGCGCTGGACTATCTGGATATGCCCGAGCAGGTGACGGTCAATCATTGGGTGGAGATGGACGCTGCCGAGCGGCAGGTGTATGACGATATGAAGGCAGACCTGCTGACCCACATCGACGGCAATGTCATCGAGGCGGCCAATGCGGCGGTCCTCTCCGGAAAGCTCCTGCAGATGGCAAACGGCGCTGTGTATGACGATCAGGGCAACATCACCCCGATCCATGACCGGAAACTGGAGATGCTGGAAGACCTGATCGAGCAGGCCAACGGGCAGAACGTTCTGATCGCGTACTGGTATCAGCACGATCATGAGCGCATCCGGGAGCATCTGATCGGTCTCGGGTATAAGCCGCGGGATCTGAAAAGGGATCAGGATTTCGCCGATTGGAATGCAGGCAAAATACAGATCGGGCTGATCTCCCCGGCGAGCGCAGGTCATGGCCTCAACATTCAGCGCGGCGGCCATATCCTGATCTGGTTTTCGCTGGTCTGGAGCTTGGAGCTCTACCAGCAGACAAATGCACGCCTCTGGCGGCAAGGGCAAAAAGAAGTGGTGACCATCCACCATATCGGCTGCAAGGGTACCGTTGACGAGGATGTTCTCTCCGCCCTGAAGCGGAAGGACACGACGCAGCAGAACCTGATCGCCGCGGTGAAGGCTCACCTGACAATCTGAATGGCAATCCGAGGGATTCTATTTTTCGGAGGTAAATGCCATGAGCATTATGTGGAAGTATCTGGACAAGCGGTCGGCGACGATCGCGGCGATCAAGGATTACGAATCCATGCAGTTCATCATCAACAGCACCGACGATGAGATCAAGCGGGTGCATGAGAAGATGACCAGCGTCGGCAGCCCGAAATGGGACGGCATGCCGCGGACCAATAACCCGCAGGCCGGTGAAGAGCGCATCCTGAAGGCGATCGACGAGATCGATATCCTGAAAGAGCGCTACCGGCAGGCTGTCGAGTATATGGACTGGTTCAAACCGGCATGGGAGCAACTTTCCGACGATGACCGGTACTGCCTTGAGACCTTTTACGGCGACGGCAATACCTACGGTAGCAGCGCGGCATACTACATTGCCGAGTACCTGCATGTCGAGCAGGCCACCGCGTATAAGCGAAAGAACCGGGCTCTGGACCGGCTGACAGTGCTGCTTTTCGGGAAATCCTGACTTGCAAAGAAAACTTTGCAAAAAGTATTGACAAGTATACTTGGCATGTGTATAATACAACCATGCCAAGTGAACTTGGCAACCTATTGGGAGGTGCTATGATGAATAGAGAAGAAATACTGGCAAAAAGCCAACAGGAAAATCATGGGCAGGATATTGCTAATCTGGAAGTGTCGAAGAACGGCATGAAGATTGGATGGGTCGTAATTATATGTTTGCTGGCCTTCGTATCGGTAGTCAACGCAATCGTATTTGAACGGATGAGCAGTGAGGTTTTCTTTGCTGTTACTGCTTCAACCTCCGTTATCTTTTTCTACAAATACATGAAATTACATCAGAAACATGAGCTATTCGTTGCAGTCATTGACGCAGTTGCAGCTGGCGCGTTCCTTATTTCATGGATTATTCAGCTCTTCGGATAACGAGGTGCAATATGGAAGACAAACTGATACTGAAAAACAGACTAAAGGAAATCCGTACAGAGAAAGGTCTGTCACAGGCACAACTCGCAGAGATGGTCGGTGTGTCTCGAAACACGATCAGCTCTATTGAAACCGGACAGTTTAGCCCAACAGCAAAGCTTGCACTTATCTTGAGCATCGCATTGGAAAAACAGTTTGAAGAAATCTTTTATTTCTAACTTTCATGTCCAAAATCGGATAAACTGTCCCTTGAGAAACATGATATGCTTGTATCATGAAAAATGCGCGGGAGCCTCGGAGGAAAAACCTCCGGGGCTTTTGCTTTGTGAAGGAGAATCATTATGTTTGAAAAAGTCAACCCTTCCCATCCCGACAAGCTGTGTGATCGCATCGCCGGAGCCATCGTGGATCTCGCATATGCCCAGGTTGCCGATCCTCGCATCGCTGTGGAGGTTCTTCTGGGCCACGGCATCTGCCACATCATTGTGGAGACGGACATCTCCATTCCGTTCTATGAGGTAGAGGCTGCTGTCAACCGCATCGCCGGGAAGGTCGCTGTGGATTATGTAGAGGTGGCGCAGGATCGGCATCTGGCCCAGAACCAGGAACACGGTTTCCGCTGCGGTGACAACGGTATCTTCAAAGGCGTTCCGGTGACCGAGGAGCAGAAAAAGCTGACCGATATCGCCAAGGACATCTATGCCGAGTATGGCTGTGACGGGAAATACATCCTTGACGGCGATCGGCTGATCCTCTGCCAGAGCAATGCCACCACAGAGAAGCTCCGCGCTGCTTACCCGACAGCGGAGGTCAACCCTCTGGGCGATTGGACCGGCGGTCCTGATGTGGACACTGGCGCTACCAACCGTAAGCTGGGCAGCGACATGGCAGACAGCGTCACCGGCGGTGGTCTGCATGGGAAGGATCTCAGCAAGGCAGACGTCAGCTTGAATGTCTGGGCATGGCTCAAAGCACAGGAAACTGGAAAGCCTGTGGAGGTCTGCTGCGCCATTGGCGACGATCAGGTTGGCGGTGTTCCGTTCAGCGAAATGGTCGAGACCGCACGCGCCTACATCAACCAGCTCGGCGGCTTCGAGCAGTTCGCCGAGTGGGGTCTGGTGCGCTGATGCCTACCAAACCAAAAGTGCCCTGCAAGCACCCCGGCTGCGCTGCGCTGATCCCGTTCGGCACCAAGTACTGTGACGTACACCAGCCCTTGCATCCGGAAGAAGTACGGCCGGCAGCCAGCCGAGGCTATGACCGGGCGTGGCAGAAGGCCAGCAGGCTGTTCCTGCAGGTGCACCCGCTCTGCGAGGAGTGCATGAAGCGCGGCAAGTACACCAAGGCCACGGTCGTTGACCACGTCGTCCCGCACAGAGGTGATGAGACTCTGTTCTGGGAGCGGAGCAACTGGCGTGCCCTTTGCAAGCGCTGCCATGACCAGAAGACAAGGCGCGAGGATCAAACGCCTGTGTACCACTACTGAAGCTGGCCACCCCGGGGCGGGGTCAAATCTCTACGGGGCTTCTCCCCAGGGACCGCCGCCCCCTCTCGCGTTAAAATCCGCGAAATTGTAAGGCCGGGGGTCAGAGGCCCCGTGGCAAGACCCGCAAAATAAAAGAAACCGGTGTGTTTTCTCGTGAAAACATCCGATTTCCCTATAAAAACCGTGTAATCGCAGGCAGTGATGGAGCCGTTTCCACCGCTGCCTTTTCTCATGGGGTTTCGTGTCAACCGCAGACAGCCCGCGAAGGTTTCGTGTCAGGAGGAATGAGATGGAAGATCAGGATATCAGCAGTTTTCTGGCCGCCTGCGCGAAGCAGTTCTGCCCGTGGTGTGGGACGCCGGTGGGCAGAAACCCAAACGGCAGACCGAAGAAGTTCTGCTCGGATAAATGCCGGTATGACTTTTGGAACTACGAGAAACGGCATAAGGCCGAGAAATTAGAAATGGAGGCAAGGCTCAATGAAAACCGCTGAACTGAAGGTGCTGCCGGTCACCGTACTGAAACCGGCTGAATACAATCCCCGCAAAAAGCTCAAGCCCGGCGACAAGGAGTATGAGAAGATCAAGGCGTCGATCGAGGAGTTTGGCTTCGCCGATCCGCTGGTGGTCAATTCTGACATGACGATCATCGGCGGGCATCAGCGTCTGACCGTGGCGATCGACCTGGGCTTCACCGAGGTGCCCTGCGCCGTGGTAGATATCGACAAGACCCGCGAAAAGGCTCTCAACATCGCTTTGAACAAGATAACCGGCGCGTGGGATGAGAACCTGCTGGCCGATCTGCTCAAGGATATTCAGGATTCCAATTTCGATCTGGGCTTCACCGGCTTCGATCCTCCGGAGATCGAGACCCTGTTCAACAAGGTCCATACGAAGGATGTGGCCGAGGACGATTTCGACGTGGAGGCAGAGCTGGCGCAGCCGGTCTTCTCCAAGCTCGGCGATCTATGGTGCCTCGGGAAGCACCGCGTGATCTGCGGCGACAGCACCGGTGAAGAGATCTACACCCGGCTCATGGATGGGCAGCGGGCAAATCTGGTCCTGACCGATCCTCCGTATAACGTGGATGTGGAAGAGACCGCCGGGAAGATCATGAACGACAACATGGCTGACGAGGATTTCTATAACTTCCTGCTCTCCGCCTACCGCTGCATGCACGCCAACCTTGCCGATGACGGCTCGATCTACGTGTGGCATGCAGACACCGAGGGGCTGAATTTCCGTAAGGCATTCCGAGACGCGGGCTTCTACCTCTCCGGCTGCTGCATCTGGAAAAAGAATGCACTCGTGCTCGGCCGGTCGCCCTTCCAATGGATTCACGAGCCCTGCCTGTTCGGCTGGAAGCAGACCGGAAAGCATCAGTGGTACTCGGATCGCAAGCAGGTCACCGTGTGGGAGTACGACAAGCCGCGCTCTTCCAAGGACCATCCCACGATGAAGCCGGTGGCGCTCATGAGCTATCCGCTCCGCTGCAGCACCATGACCAACGGCATCGTGCTTGATCCCTTCCTCGGCAGCGGCAGCACCCTGATCGCCTGCTGTGAGATGGACCGCATCTGCCGTGGCATCGAGCTTGACCCGAAGTTCGTGGATGTAATCGTGAAGCGGTATCAGGCATGGTGCGAGGAACACAACGAGCCCGCGGAAATCTATGTGCTTCGTGACGGTCAGAAGCTCACGCTGGACGAGGTGCTGGCTGCTTCATTATGATCAATTCCGGCGGCACATATTTGTGCATATTATGACTCAGAATTGTCTTGCTATATCTGCCGTTCAGAGTGATATATACAGTACCCCAAGGGGAAAACATGAACGGAGGTACATACCATGAAAATCAACTACAACGTAACCGGAAGCGACCGCAAGCAGCTGGTCAGCATCATCACCCACGAGACCGGAGTCAAGGCCACCTACAAGGGCATGCCCAGCATGGCCTACTGCATTGACGGCATCACGATCGAGAAGGACGGCACGATGGTCTGGGACGAGAACACCGACGCCGCCACCATCCAGAAGATCATCGACGCCCTTGCCGCAGCAGGCTTCGAGGGCACCGGGGAAACGCCCCAGCCCGTGGAAGCGCCTGCACCGCAGGAAGCCGAACCGGTGGAGCTCACGGTCAGCCTGCCGCTGACGCGCCACACCGGGGCCAGCCTTCGGAACCTGATCAACCTCGTTTACACCCGGGCCAGCCTCCTGAACAAGGCGCTCGGCACCAGCTTCCGGGTCGAACAGGGCCTGACGGACTCCCTGCAGGACGACGCCTGCATCCTGACGGTGGAGAGCCTCCTGAGCGCGATCGCCGCCTACGAGGACGAGCACGGCAAGGTGCTCGACGGCATCACGATCACCCCGGAGGAGATCAGCTTCACCTCTCTCCCGGAGACCACGGAGCCGGAACGCCTGCGGGCCTTCACGGAACTGGTGGCCATGATGAACAAGCAGGCCATCGAGCAGAAGCGGGTGCAGGCTAAGGCGGTCAACGAGGAGAACGAGAAATACGCGCTCCGGATCTGGCTCACCCGGCTCGGCATGAACGGACCCGAGTTCAAGACCACCCGCAAGGTGCTCATGGAAAACCTGACCGGGCACAGCGCTTTCCGCACCCCGGCCGAGGAAGCGAAGTGGAAGGCCCGGCAGGCTGAGAAGCGCGAAGCCCTGAAGGCAGCAAAGGAGGCGGCAGCAGATGAGAACCCCGAGACCTGAGATTGTCGAGCACCTGCGTGAAGGTTTCCCCGCCGGATGCCGGGTGGAGCTTCTGAGGATGGACGATGTGCAGGCCCCGCCCATCGGCACGCTCGGGACCGTCGTCGGAGTCGACTCGGTCGGCACGATCCACGTGAATTGGGATAACGGATGCGGCCTCGGGGTTGCCTACGGTGAAGACGCGTGCAGGAGGATCGACCATGACTGAAACCATCCGAGAGCAGATCCTCGCCATCCGGGACACCGGCCTGACGAATATGTTTGACCTGAACATGGTCCAGCGCCTTGCCTACGACCGGAACTACTACGAACTGGTTTGCTACATCGAGGAGCATCGCAGCGAGTACGTGCATTTCATCCTGACCGGCGAGACCGATTGAGCCTCGCAGCCAAGAGAGCCGGACGGCTCTTTTGGTCGTATTCTGGACAATTCCGGCGGCACATATTTGTGCACATTATGCCTCCGAATTAACTTGATATATCTCCGGTTTAGAGTGATATATACAGTACCCCAAGGGGGAAAACACACATACGGAGGTACCCACCATGCTTACCAACAACACCTACTTCGAGAACCTCAAGCGCATCGGCCACGAGTACGAGGCCGCCCGCGTCGAGCGTCAAGCCCGCAAGCAGCAGATCATCGACACCCGCGGCTGGGACAGTGACGAGCTCCGCGCCTGGTACGCCGAGGATCAGGCCGCCAAGTTCCCCTTTGAGCAGGGAGCCTGCAAAGCCTACCGCGCCTGGGCCAGCAGCATCAGCCGCAAGGAGGCCGAGCTGGAGATGGACGATTTCCTTTGGGAAAAGGAAGTCCGCGACTTCGTCGAGGCGCTCCGCAGCGCCGGGATCGAGACCTTTGTCTACACCAACCAGAGCACGGCGGTCATGGAAAACCTGCACGCCTTCGCCGCCGAGGGCTGCACGATGATGGGCCTTTGCACCATCACCCGGCAGGAGACCCGCTGGGGCGATGAAGAACCCTACGAGGTGCAGGGCATCCGCTTCAGCCTGAACTGAGCACCGGCAAAACCCGCCCCACCACGGAGCCTACGGGCTCTGTTGGTCGTTCATAATGTGTACAGTTCCAGCCTGGATTATTTGTGCACATTATGGTGCAGAATTGTCTTGATATATCTGCCGTTCAGAGTGATATATACAGTACAAAAACGAACGGAGGATAAAAACATGAAGCGCAGCGAGAGAAACGAATTCAACTACATCCGCAGGAGCCTGAAGGGATTCACCCTCGGCTACGGAACCACCCTGACGATCCGGACGGACGGCAGCCACGAATACAAGCAGGCCCTTCACGAGCATTACACAAGCCTCGGATTCCACCCCGCCAGCGTGAGAGTCGACAGCCGGATGTACGACGAGAAGGAGCGGATCATTTACATCTACGGCCTGACCTACGACCTGCACGGTGAAGAGCATCCCTGGACCGAGCTTTACACCCGGGAAGAGAAAGAGCTCTTTGCCGCAGCCCTGAGATAAGGGCCAGCACCGCCGCCGGGGACGCAGCCTGAAAGGGCTGTGTTTCTCGTCATAATGTGCCCAATTCCGGCGCGGATTATTTGTACATATTATGGCGCAGAATTATCTTGCTATTATCTCCGTTTAGAGTGATATATACAGTACCCGAAAGGGAAAACACACATACGGAGGACACGACAATGACGATCAACGACGCGATGAGAACCTACCGGCTTCCGAATCCCAGCACCCCGGAAGACCTCGAATGCCGCTGGAGCAAGGTCCTGAACTTTGGAGACAAGGTGCTCCTCGCCGGGCATTACTACACCGGCAAAGGCAAGCCCTGCTACTTCGGCGCGGTTTACGAGCATCTGGACGACGACCTTTCCTGCGAAGGCATCATCGGGCTGAGAACCGCCAGCGAGGTTGCCTTTGAAGACGACGGCCACGCGATCGCATGGGCGATGGCGCACACGGAGGACTGAACATGAACCAGATCGAAGAAACCCTGTACACCTTGACAGACGATGCGGATTCCCTGGCATCGGAGCTTTTCAGCACGCTCGAGAGCATCCGGTACGATCCGGTCGGCGCGACCGCCGATGACGTTGAGTTCATGAAGGAGATCCGGGGACTGCTCCGGCAGGCGCTGGATCGGGCGAAGAAGGTCGAGGCGGACGTCGGAAAGGGCTGAGCGAAAACTGAACACCGCGGGAATGCAGCCGGGAGGCTGTGTTCCTCGTTATGACGCAGGCACGGAGCCTGCTTTTTTCATGTCTTGAGGAAGGAGGAATGACACATGGCTACTCGCGGAAGAAAGCCCACGCCTACCGCGATCAAAGAACTGGAAGGCAATCCGGGCAAGAGAAAACTGAATGACAAGGAGCCCAAGCCGGTGAAGAAGGCACCCTCCTGTCCGAAGTGGCTGGAAGCCGAGGCCAAAAAGGAATGGCGTCGGCTCTCCAAGAAGATGGAGATGATGGGTGTCCTGACGGAAGTGGACATGGCGGCTTTTGCCGGTTACTGCCAAGCCTATGCCCGCTGGAAAGAGGCAGAGGAATTCATCACCCAGCACGGCACGATCGTGAAAACGCCATCCGGCTACTGGCAGCAGGTGCCGCAGGTCTCCATCGCGCAGACGTACCTGAAGGTCATGAACCGCTTTGCGGAGCAGTTCGGTCTGACGCCTGCATCCCGCTCCCGCATCATTGCAGATACCACCGGCAGCGGTTCCGAGGATGAGCTCGAGGCGCTGCTGGGAGGTGACGGCTAATGGCCAGAGTGCGGCCTGCGGATTATCCGAAACTCACCAATTATGAACCGACCCGATTCATGCTTCCGACTTCTCATTATGATAAGGCGAAAGCGGATCGGGCCGTCACTTTTATTGAGAACCTGAAACACACCAAGGGCAAATGGGACGGGAAACCGTTCTGGCTATTGCCTTGGCAGGAGCAGATCATCCGGGACATTTTCGGCATCGTGGATCAGAAGGGTCATCGGCAGTTCCGTACTGCCTATGTGGAGATCGGGAAGAAAAACGGAAAGTCCGAGCTGGCTGCCGCGGTTGCTCTATACCTGCTCTATGGCGACAACGAGCCCGCCGCTGAAGTGTACGGCGCTGCGGCCGATCGGCAGCAGGCGTCTATCGTTTTCGATGTGGCCCGACGTATGGTGGAGAAGGCCCCGGCGCTGTATAAGCGCTCCAAGGTGGCCGCCGCCACCAAGCGGATCGTGAACTACAGCAATGCGGGGTTTTATCAGGTGCTGTCCGCAGAGGTTGGAACCAAGCACGGCCTGAACGTCTCCGGGCTGGTGTTTGACGAGGTCCATGCGCAGCCCAACCGGAAGCTGTACGATGTTCTGACCAAGGGCTCCGGCGATGCCCGGGAACAGCCGCTCTACTTCCTGATCACGACCGCGGGCACGGATAAGGAAAGCATCTGCTACGAGCTCCATATGAAAGCGCTGGATATCATGGCGGGCAGGAAGATCGACCACACGTTTTATCCGGTCGTGTACGGGCTTGCCGATGATGAGGACTGGACCGATGAGCGAAACTGGTACAAGGCCAATCCGTCCCTCGGGCAGACGATCCAGATCGAACGTGTCCGGGAGATGTTTCAGGAGGCAATCGATAACCCCGCCGAGGAGAATGTATTCAAGCAGCTCCGGCTTAACATGTGGGTATCGTCCCTGACCCGCTTCATCCCGGAGCAGGTATACGATCTGGGCAATGTCCCGATCGACATGGAGGCGCTGAAGGGCCGCGACTGTTATGGCGGGCTGGACCTCTCCAGCACCGGCGACATCACCGCTTTCGTACTCATGTTCCCGCCGCGTGATGAGACAGAGAAATACATCATGCTGCCGTTCTTCTGGATTCCGGAGGACACGATCCCGCTCCGCGTGCGCCGGGCCTCGGTTCCATACGATGTCTGGTATAAGCAGGGCTACCTGAATGCCACCGAGGGCAACGTGATCCACTACGATTTCATCGAGAAGTTTATCGAGGACCTGGGCACGCAGTACCATATTCTTGAGATCGCTTTCGACCGATGGGGTGCGGTGCAGATGACGCAGGATCTGGAGGGCATGGGCTTTACCGTCGTGCCTTTCGGTCAGGGTTATAAGGACATGTCCCCTCCGACGAAGGAGTTCTATAAACTGCTGATGGAAGGCCGCATCGTGCATGGCGGCAATCCTGTCATGCGCTGGATGAGCGGGAACGTCGTGGTGGACACCGATCCCGCCGGGAACATCAAATGCACCAAAGCTAAGAGCCCGGAGAAGATCGACGGCATTGTGGCTGCGATCATGGCGCTGGACCGCTGCATCCGGCATGAAAACACCGGCAGCGTCTATGATGAGCGTGGGCTGATGGTCTTCTGATGTCCAAAAGCGGAGAAAATCTCCCTTGGAAACTGTGCTATGCTTATATCATGAAAAAGTGCGCGAGGGCTTCCCGGCTGACCGGGAGGTCCTTTCTTTTTTGGAGGAATGACTATGGGATTTCTTGACTGGCTCGGTATCAGCGCGAGAGACGCTCCCCAGGTGACGGACAGCGTCCGGGATTCCGGGCAGACCTTTGTTTTCGGCAAAGCGGACTCCGGCGAGAAGGTAGATGAAAAGTCCGCCATGCAGATTGCCACGGTCTATGCCTGCGTCCGACTGCTGGCCGAGACGGTGGCCGGGCTCCCGCTGCATCTGTACCGCTTCTCCGATGAAGCGGAAAAGGATAAAGAGCGGGCCAAGGACCATCCTCTGTACAAACTTCTCTACCGGCAGCCCAATCCGGAGATGACGAGCTTCTCCTTCCGGGAAACCATGATGACGCACCTGCTCCTCTGGGGCAATGCTTACGCCCAGATCATCCGGGACGGCCGGAACAACATCATGGCGCTGTACCCGCTGCTGCCGGAGAACGTGGAGCCGGATCGTGATGAGAAGGGGCAGATCTATTACATCTACCACGCTTACACCGACGAGGTGCCCGGAGAGCAGAACAAGGATATCTACTTCCGCAGAGACGAGATCTTCCACATCCCCGGTCTCGGCTTCAATGGGCTGGTCGGCTTCTCTCCGATCGCCATGATGAAAAACAGTCTCGGCACCACGCTGGCTGTGGAGAAATACGGCAGCGCCTTCTTTAAGAATGGCGCACAGCCGAGCGGTGTTCTGGAACATCCCGGCGTACTGAAAAACCCGGAGAAGATCCGTGAAAACTGGTCCGATGTTTATGGCGGTCCCAACAACGCCCATAAGGTTGCGGTGCTGGAAGAGGGCATGTCCTACAAGGCCATCTCTCTGCCGCCGGAGGACAGCCAGTTCCTCTCCACGCGCCAGTTCGGCGTGAACGAGATCTGCCGTATCTTCCGGGTACCGCCGCACATGGTGCAGGATCTGGAGCACGCCACCTTCTCGAACATCGAGCACCAGAGCATTGATTTCGTGGTCCATACGTTGACACCCTGGCTGGTGCGTTTCGAGCAGGCAATCATGAAGGACCTGCTGCTGGAGGCGGAGCAGGATCAGTATTTCCCGAAGTTCAATGTGGACGGTCTGCTCCGCGGCGACTATGCCTCCCGCATGCAGGGCTACGCCACGGGCATCAGCAACGGTTTTCTGTCTCCCAACGACATCCGACGTTTGGAGAACATGAACCTGATCCCCGCCGAGAAAGGCGGAGATGATTACTACCTCAACGGCGGCTACGTCAAGCTGCAGGATGCCGGAAAGCAGGTCAAGGCTGATCCCGCCGCGGAAGATACAAGGAGGAAGAAATGAAGAAATTCTGGAACTGGATTCATGACGACGGCGGGGGCCGCATCCTCCGGCTGGAGGGTCCTATCGACAGTGAGAACTTCTGGGGCGATGAGATCACTCCGGCCATGTTCCGCGAGGACCTCGAAGCCGAAGACGGCGACGTCACTGTCTGGATCAATTCGCCCGGCGGGAATGTCTTTGCTGCCGCCGAGATCTATACCATGCTGAGAGATTACGCCGGGAAGGTCACGGTGAAGATCGCGTCCCTTGCCGCCTCCGCTGCTTCTGTGGTGGCTATGGCCGGAGACACGGTCCAGATGTCCCCGACGGCACTCCTCATGGTCCATGATCCGTCGACCATTGCGATGGGCAATGCCCGCGACATGGAAAAGGCCATCGCCGCGCTCAATGAGGTAAAAGAAGCAATCGTAAACGCCTATGCCGCCAAGAGCGGTCTGCGGCGAAGTAAGATCGCCGATCTCATGAGCGAGGAAACCTGGCTCAATGCCAAAAAGGCTGTCGAGCTGGGTTTTGCCGATGAAGTACTGTACGAAGGAAAAGAACCTGATGCGGAGGAACCAGAAAGCAAAGATGCTGTTTCGGTAGACGCGCAGCTCTTTTCCACAAGAGTGATGGACCGGGCGATTCTGAATCGTCTGGGTATAGAGGAGCAGCCGCCCGCTCCCACGATCGGTATGGACGGCAAGACCGAGGATGGGGCCGTACCCTTCCAAATCCTTATTGACCAGCTGGAGTTCCTCCGTTGAGGGCTCCGGCAAAACTTTTTTATGGAGGAAAAAGATCATGAGTAAGATCATCGAACTTCGCAACAAGCGCAATACCCTGTGGGAGCAGACCAAGGCTTTTCTGGAAGAGCAC